AGGTTGAGAAGTTCGAGGACGTCGTCGCAGCCAAAGCCGTTGAGCTAAAGGGCGACAAATCTTCGGCAATCACCTTCGCGATCAAAAACCACGCCGACCTTTATGCTGCCTATCGCGCACGCGTTCAAGCCGGCGAACTCGTCAAACTCTAATACCAAACTACCATGGCAACTTCATTTAATCACACCGGCACTTTCTTGGCGAACTCGGCTATCACCGCGTTTCGTCTCGTGTCGATTTCCAACAACCGAGGCGTCGGTCTTGCAGCCACCGCCTCTCTGCCCGACGGCGTTGCAACGATTGACGCCGCTTCCGGCGATCAAATCACCGTCGAATTCCTCGGCGGCACCACCATCAAAGCAACCTTGCTCGCCGGTCCAGTAACCGTGGGCGACACGCTTTTCTCTACCGCAAACGGGACCGTCGCCATCACCGGCACGATCACGGTCGGCAAATCTCTCACCACCGCTTCGGACGCATCTACGATCATCGAGATGCTTCCCAAGAACATCTAACCGTTAGGAACTAATTACCATGTATTCAAATTCAGCAGCAATTTTCCGTGGCGACATCGCTGGCGTAGTTGAGCAGGCAAAAGACTGGGAGGCCGGTCTGATCGGCACCTCCGTCATGCCGATTCTCGACGTGCCAGTCCGCGCCGGCCAATACCCATCGTTCGTTCTCAAAGAGGGCCAACTTCTCAAGAGCGATATGAAGAACCGCGCTCCATACAGCGATTACGCTCGTGGCACCCGCGCCTTCACTCAAGACACCTACACCGCTCTGGAATACGGCTACGAGGAGGCGGTTGACGATACCGTCACCCTCGACGTTGCCCGCTTCTTCGACGCCGAGGTGATGGCCGCCAAGCTCGCCAAGCGCAAACTCTTGCTCGCGCACGAGCTTCGCGTCGCCGCAAAAATCTTCGACAACGCCGCGTTCACCTCGACCAACTCCGGCACCGCCTACACCGTCGCCAATTTGGCCACGTTCGACGTTGGTCAAGACGTGCAGGAAGCTCTCGACCGGATGCTTGCGCGTGGCGAGTCCACGACCAACACCCGCGTCGTCATCCCATACCCAGTATGGACCCGCGTCCGCGCTTCCACGAAATTCCAAAACCGTTTGCGCGGCACCGGTCTTTCGTCCGACACGATCTTGAACGCCAGCACCCAAGCAGCCGCCGAAGTGTTCGGCGTCGCCGAGGTTCTGATCGGTCGCGCCTCCTACGACAGCGCACCCGAGGGCATCGCCTTCTCCGCCGCAAACGTCTGGGCCAACACCTACATTTGGGTCGGCTCGGTCACGCAGGCAGGAGCCGGCTACTTCGGTGGCGGCGCAGGCTTCACGCTCAACTGGTCCGAATACGGTCCAGCCATCGGCGTCTCGACCTACCGCGAGGAGAAAATCAAGTCCAACATCGTTCGCGCCTCGCAATACACCGCCGAGAAGATCGTGAACTCGAACGCTGGTCAGCTCATCGCTACCCAATACGCTTAACCGGAATTAGGTTTCACAACAGCCTCACGCTTCACGGCGTGGGGCTTTTTTGTTTTGACCGGTCCGAGCGTTGGTCAAGACCTGACGCACACAACGACGACCATGATACTTTCCCTCTGCGTAATTACGGGCAACGAAGCGGCGCAAATCGGCGCGATGCTCGACAGCTTCGACGGCGTGATTGACGAGGTTTCACTCGTTCGCGCCATCGGCTCGCAGGAACCGGACGGCACCGAGCAAATCGTCCGCGACTGGTGCGCGGCGCACTCGGTCGGATTCGTGTTCTCCGAATACAAGAACGGCGCCACGGCGCAGGCGTGGAAGCACGTCGATTCGTTTGCCCAAGCACGCAACCAAGCGTTCGCGCAGGCGTGCGGCGACTGGCTGATTTGGGCCGACTGCGACGACGTGATTGCGGACGCCGAAAAGCTAAGGGACCGGCTCGGCAAGGTATCGGACGACGTGCTCATGATTCGTTGTCCCTACGACGTGCGCGGGACGGGCAAGAAGCTCCACCGCGAGCGCATCGTTCGGCGCAGCGCATTTGCAAGCGGGCGCATCTGGCATCACGACGTTCACGAAAATCTGCTCCTACTTCCGAACGACCGTCACTTCGACTGGTCAACGCCGGTCTGGCATCATCAGCCGATTGCGATCAAGCAGGACAACCGCAAACGCAACCTCGCGATCTTAGGGCGCAGCGTGGCGGAGTCCGCCACTCAATATTTCTACATTCACCAAGAGCACTACTGCGCCGGCAACAAGACCGCAGCCGAGCAGTTCGGACGCATCGCGCTCAGCTTCCCGAACCTTGACGACAGCTTCCGCTACGAGGTCGGGCTCAACCTTGCGCGGCTTGTCGCTTCTCGGCGCGAGGCGATGCAGTTCGCAATGTCGGCGCACGGCGTTTTCCCGTGGTGCCGCGAGGCAATCGCGTCGGTCATCCTCTTGGCGTTCGAGCGCAACGACGGCAAGCGGGCGAGCTTCTGGGCGTCGCGGATGCTGAGCCTTCCCGAGCCGAACGAGAAGGACCGTCCGTGGACGCACGAGGTCAAATGGTATGGCTGGGCCGGGCACGATCTCGCGGCGCGGGCCTACCGTCTCGCCGGCCAACTGGACGACGCGGCGGCGTTGCAGCTCGTGTTTCACAAGCACACCCAGCCGAAGATCCGGCTGACGCAAAAGACACTCGGCAACTCGACCAAATCGGTCGCCTTCCGCGATGCTTGGCTTTCGACAGCGGCGCAGCCGGAGCGCATCGAACACCGCTTTCTCGTCAAGGCCGACGACGCCGAGACGATGGGGATGGCCAAGCAGTTCCTGCACGACGTAGGCGAGCCAAGCGCAGCCGAGCCGGGCGTGATTCAGGTCAGCTTCGAGGACGGCATGGTGGCGCCGCACGGCTGGGACGAACGAATCTTGGCAAGCGGCTGCACGCTGATTGACGCCGAGAACATCGAGCAAATTCTTGGAGCAAAAAAAGCATGATTCCCGAGCCGGCAATCGTCGTTTGCACGACCAACGCAAGGTGTCTCGACGTGCTCAAGGCGTCGGTCAAAGCCTACGTGCCGCGCAACATTCGCACCTACTATTTTCACGGCGTCGGCGCGACGTTCGGCGAGGCTTACAACCACGCGGCGGGCATCGCGTTCAAGGAGCATGACGAGCTGGTTATTTGCAACGACGACATAGTTTTTACGCCGACGACGTGGGAGACCCTGCTTTACGACGCCTACGCGTTGCGCCAGACGTTCGGGAAAATCGGCTACGTCGCAGCACGCTCCGACTACGCACGCGGGACGCAAAACATCCGTTGCGGCAAAGGGCGCTTGGACTTGCTGCGCTTTGAGTCGGAAGAATTCGTGGTCGAGACGCGGGTGATTGCGCCGATTTGCGCGTGGATTCAGCGGGAAGCGTGGGTCGATTTTCCGCCGATTAACTGGTTCAGCGATGACGTGCAATGCGCCGACATGAAGCGCCGGCACTTCATCTCGCGGGCCTACGTGCATCACGTCGGCTCTCAGACCTGCGGCAACGACGGCGCGAAGTGCAAGGCCGACGCCGAGCCGTGGCTGCGGGAGAACCGGCCGGCGCTGCACGCGCAGCACTTCGGCACGGTTTGACGATTCGCGCAATTGTATGGCCGCCGTCCGAGACTTTGACCCGACGCAGATCAATTCCGACTTCTCCGCGATCTTGGAGCAGGCCGGCATTTCGTTCACGTATCAGGGCGCGGCGGTGACCGGCGTTTGGTCGGCGGCGAACAACGCGTTCGCCGACTTCGAGGACCAACGGCGTGACGACTCGCGCTTTACCGTGTTCCTGCTTACGACAAGCGTCAGCGCCGTTCCGCAGGTCACGCAGACGCTTTCGCGGGCCGGCATCACCTACTACGTTGAGCGCGTGACGCTAGACGCCGAGGGCGCGGGATGTGAGCTGAGCGTCGCTAAGGTGATATGATCTCGATCTTTTCAGACACCAAGAAGCTCGAATATGCGCTGGCGAGACTCGCCGACGCCGCAAAGGTCGATCTCGGTCTGGTCATCAAGCAGGAAGGCGCTTACGTCGCGAAAACGATCATGCAGATTACGCCTCCGACCGGCGACAAGATCGCAAACGGCGGGCAAATTCCTTTGGTCACGGGCGGCACCATTACCAAAACAAAAGCGGGCGGACTCAGCACGAACGCACGCAAGCAGGGCGAGAACGCAATTCTGGGCGACTTGTTCGGAGGTCGAAAACTGGCGAAAGAAAAAAGCATCGGTCTTTTTCAAAAGATCGGAAACTCAACGGAAGTTCCACCACGCGACGGGCAGAATGAAACGATGGGCGTGAACCTTGGCTGGGAGGGCTCGAAGAAAATCCGCATTTATCGCAAGTTCTGGCAACCGGGCGCATCCATCGCGCAGATGCGGGCGTTTCATCACGCGAACAGAAATGCACGCGGGAGGCCGAAACAGGTCACGCGCAGCGCAATCGGTCGCTGGCAGGTGCAGGACCAAATGTGGGTCACGAATCAGGCGGCGGACGCCTATCTCAAATACGTTCAAAAAAAGGTCGGTCTCGGTAAGGCTGGATTTGCTGCGGCTGCAATGGCGTGCGGCGTTCGCGTGCCAGCTTGGATTCGTCGGCACATGGCAAAGGCTGGAACAGCTCAAGTGCAATTTGGGCAGAATCCTTTCGTGAGCGCACGGACCACCGGCAACAAGATTCCCGACCTGCAGCGCGTGGTTGATTCGGCTCTTAAAATTCGCTACAAGGTCACGCTCTCGAAATATCGAGCCCTTCTCGCCAACCGCGCCGTGAATCTCGGATTCGCAAAAGTGAAGGGCGGCATGGTCATACCCAAAGAAGCATGAGCACCCGCACAAACATCCGCAACGCAACCGCCAACGCGCTCACGGGCGCTCTCGTCGTGCCGACTGCAAACATCTTGCGCGGGCGCAACAACACGATTGCGAGCATCAGCTTTCCCTCCGCCGCCGTTTACGCGGTCAGCGAGCAGATCGAAGTTCGCACGCTCGGGCCGAGCAATCGCACGCAATACCGCCAGCTGCAGCTCGTCGTGGACTACTTCACCGCCGAAAGCGGCACCTACCTGATTGATGACCTTTTCGACACCGGCAGCGCAGCGGTCGAGGCGGCGGTGCTCGCGGACGTTACGCTCGGCGGGCAGTGTCAAGACCTGCATTTGACGAGCGTGGAATATACGATTGAGCCAGACGAGGACCGGCGCTTCGGCTCGGCTCGGCACACTTTCAACTGCATCTATTTTTCAACCGACTAACCTCATTTTATGGCAACCAAACTTGGCCGCGACGGCCTAATCAAATTATCCAGCACCACCATCGGCGAGCTTCGCAACTACGCTCTGACCCACACCTCCGACACCGTAGAAGATTCGGTAATCGGCGACACCTACCGCACCCGGCTTGCTTCCATGAAAACTTGGAGCGCGTCGGGCGATCTTTACTGGGACGAAGGCGACGCCGGTCAGCTTCTGATCACCATCGGCAGCTCGGTCACGCTTAACCTTTACCCAGAAGGCGCAAGCACCGGCGACGTTTACTATTCCGGCGCCGCCATCGTGACCCAGTTTAATGTGAGCGCCAGCTTTGACGGCATCGTAGAAGGCTCGATTGCCTTCGAAGGTAACGGTCCGCTCTCAACGTTGACGGCTTAATTTAGCAGGCAAAACACACAACACACATGGACGCAATCGACCTCGTCAGGGAACATTTCGCATCGCTCGGCACGCGCAAGATCGACGTGCCGGAGTGGAAGCTCGTCGTTCACGCAACGCCGGTCACGCTCTCGGAAAAAAACCGGCTCTATCGTCGCAGCAAAGAAAACGACATGGAGCTTTTGGTGGACATCCTGATCATGAAAGCCACCGACGAGCACGGCGTGAAGCTGTTCACGATTGAGCACAAGCCGACGCTGTTGAACAAGGCGGACAGCAACGTCGTCGGCCGCGTCGCAAACGCCATTCTCGCGGATGACGCGCCGAAGGTGGACGACCTAAAAAACTGATTTACGGCGGGGAGGCGGCAGACCTCCTCGCCGTTTACGCGCTCGCGGATCGTCTGCACAAATTTGCCCACGAAGTTCTGGCGATGCCGGCCGAGGAATTAAACGGCTGGCTGGCTTACATCGAACACCAAAACCGAATCTCTAAATAACATGGCCGAGGCAACATTTACACTGAGGGCGGTCGATGCGACGAGGGCGGCTTTTGCGAGCGTGCAGAACTCGCTTTCGAAGCTCCAGAACAGCTCAAGGGTGGCTGGTTCAGTGTTTAAAAAAATGTTTAACGCGGAGCAGATCGGCACTGCTTTTGCGACCGCTCTCGGCGTCAATATCCAAAACATCACCGAAAAGATTGCGCGACTAATCAGCGGCACGTCTGCCGAGCAAGAGACGCTGGCGAACGAAGGGATTGCCTTGCAGGAAAAACTTGGCGCGGCACAGATGCGAAACTTCGAGGACCGGCTGAGCGACGAGCAAATGCTCCTAAAACTGGAAAGAGATCGCAGCAAATTTGAATCCAGAATAACCACCAACCGCGACCAAGCGCAGGGAACAGAAGGCTACAACGAGGCGCTGCGGAACCAAATCGCGCTCGAAGAAACGATCAAAAAGCTAACCGACTTCAAGGCTGCGACTCAGGCAAAACTCACCGCCGAAAACGAAGTTTATCAAAAGTCGCTGGAAGATTTGGGCCGCGCTCAGGCCGCAATCTATTCGGGCGAGGCTTTGTCCCTCGGCGAAAGAATCTCCGCTCTCAGGGCGCAAGAGTCGGCCATTATGGGAAAAATCGCAACGGCGGACATGAGCGACTTAAAAAAGCGCACCGAGTTAAACAACGAACTCGTGCTGGTCTTGCAAAAGATTGCTCCGCTTTTGGACGAACAGGGGCGGCTCAGCATGGAAGCCGGCAACCTAATCGCCCAAGGCTTCGAGGACGCAATCTTGAGCGGTCAAAAACTCGGCGAGGTCGTCCGCTCGCTCGGACGCGATTTGGTTCGGCTGGTCTTTAGCCAACTGGTCACGCAGCCGCTCGCAGCCGGCATCGGCGGCGCAATTAAAAGTGCGTTCGGCTTTCGCGCAATGGGCGGACCCGTCAGCAGCGGCTCGCCCTACGTCGTCGGCGAAAAGGGACCAGAGCTGTTCGTGCCGCACGCGTCGGGCACCATCGTTCCGAATAACAAGATGGGCGGCGGCAGCGGTTCGAGCGCCGGCAGCGTCACGGTCAATTACAACATCGCGGCGGGCGTCTCGCGGGCCGAACTCGTGCCGATTCTCGACCAAGAGCGTCGCCGGCTAAAGGCCGAGATTCCCGACATGGTTCGACGCGGCGGCGGATACCGTGCAGCCTTCGCCTAATCGTCATGGCTATCACCTATCCACTCACGCCGCCTAGTCCGTTTAACCTCTCGCGCTTGTCGTTTACGGGCGTCTCGGCGACCTCGCGCAACACCTCGCCGTTCACGCTCCAGACGCAGCAATACAACTGGCCGGGGCAAGCGTGGCTCGGCTCGGTCGATTGTCCGCCGATGAAGCGGGCGGACGCGGAGACCGTCATCGCGTTCCTCTTGGCGGCGCAGCGCGGCACGTTCTATTTTCAAGACTACGCCAATCCGACGAACCGAGGCGGCGTCACCGGCACGCTGACCGTCACGACGGCAACCGCGAACGGAACCACGCTGACATTCGGCGGCGCAACCGGCTCGTTCGCCGTCGGCGACTGGCTGCAAATCTCGACCTCGCTTTACAAGGTCGTGCAATCCAACTCATCAACGAGCGTCGATCTTTTTCCGGCTCTACGCAAAAGCTACGCGGGCGGCACGGCCATCACCTACGCCAACGCGAAAGGCGTCTTTCGCCTCGCATCGCCAAGCACCGAATGGTCAATCGGCGAGGCGAGCATTTACGGCGTGGGCTTCGCCATCGTTGAGGACGTTGAGTCATGAGCATCACCACCGCAGGCCGGTCGCTCTCGGCCAACATGGTTACCGAGGTCAGCGCGTCGCAGCTCTCGCCAATCTTGCTCGCGTCGTTCTCGTTCTCAACGCCGCTCCGGCTTTGGAGCGGTTACGGCACAATCACCGTCGGCGCAGTGACTTATCAGGGTATCGGAACGCTTGGCACGATTTCGCCGGTTGAGGAGACGACCGACCTCGCGGCGCG